GTAAGTCACATCGCGATATTAAGAAAGACCAGCTGATTAACTCTATTAATAAGAAGCATTGTGTCGTTGAAGTAGAGTTTAAGATTGGATCGTCTGAATTTAAGATCCACCGAGCAATCAAGCCAGGCAAATTCGAAATCTATCAAAATGGCAATCTGATTAATCAATCATCAAGTGTTAGAGATTATCAGAAGTTCTTAGAGCAAAACATTCTTAAGTTGAATCACAAGTCATTTCACCAAGTAGTTGTACTAGGATCCAGTTCCTTCATTCCCTTTATGCAGCTACCATCGCATTCTCGTAGAGAAGTGATCGAAGACTTATTGGATATTAACATCTTCAGTAAGATGAATGGTTTATTGAAAGAACGTAATGGTAAGATCAAAGAAGAGATTAAGGATCTATCATATCAGATTCAATTAATTAACGGTAAGATTGATACTCAAAACAAGTATATCAAGAACCTTGAATCATTAAATGAAGATCAAATCGATGGTAAGCGTAAAACAATTCGTGATCATAAAAAGGTTATCGATCAAATCTTTGCTGAATCAAAAGACTTAGGTGATGGTCTTACTACGCTAATCGCTGAAGACGATTCATCTTATAGCAAACTTAATGATCAGTTATTGCAATTAAAAACTAAAGACATGCAATACAATAACGATATCACTCAGCTTGTAAAGACTTCGAAGTTCTATGAAGAACATGATGATTGTCCTACATGTGACCAAGTCATAAGCAAAGAAAAGAAAACAGAGAAGCAAGAAGAGCTTAGACAGAATGCAATTCGAATTCAGGATGATAAAGTAAAAGCCGCAGTTGCAATGAAAGATTTAAATGCCTCTATTAGTACAGTGCTAGATAGTCTTAATGAGCTAAAAGAAAAACAAGGTCAGATTCTTTCTAATAATGAAAAGATCTCTGTTTTACAAGGTGAAGTTGATAAGACTCAAAAGGAAATCAATTCACTATCTGGTCAGAGTGGTGATCTTAAGAATGCAAAGGTAGAGTTTGAAGGATTCCGTGAGTCAAAGGATTCATTAAATGAACGTAAACTAAAGTACCTTGAAGAGCGTACATATAATGAAGTCATTGGTGAAATGCTGAAAGATACTGGTATCAAAACCAAAGTCATTAAACAGTATCTGCCTGTAATGAATAAGATGATTAATCAATACCTTCAAGTGTTGGACTTCTTTGTAGCATTCCATTTAGATGAAAGCTTTAATGAGACAATCAAATCACGCCACAGAGATACGTTTAACTATTCATCATTCTCTGAAGGCGAGAAGCAAAGAATCGATCTATCTCTACTGTTCACTTGGAGACAGGTTGCTAAGATGAAGAACTCTGCAGCTACCAACCTACTGATTCTAGATGAGACATTTGATAGTAGTCTTGATGTAGATGGCGTAGATTCTCTTACGAAGATTCTAGATACTCTCGAAGATGGCTCAAACGTGTTTATTATATCACATAAGGGTGATGTCTTAGAGAATAAGTTTAGATCAAAGATCGAATTCATTAAAGAAAGGAACTTCTCTAAAGTTAAATAAGACTTATATCAAAAAGTTATAAGAAAGTGACTTCTTATAACAAATCGATTTAAATAAAGTGCACTAAATGTTGTACAACCGATGCTTCTTGTGGTATAATATACCTATATTATCAAGGAGCACTTCCTATGTATCAAGTAAACCCACTGCTAGCCAAACTTCTCGCCAAAGAGAATCTTACGGTTCAGCACGGCAATTATAAGACAGCTTGGTTCGATGTACAGAATCGTGTACTTGGTCTTCCTATATGGAAAGACTTAGGTAAAGATGTATATGATCTATTGGTAGGTCATGAAGTTGGTCATGCTTTATACACTCCACTCGAAGGTCTTCACAGTTCGAATGAAGAAATCAAAGGTTGTCCTCGAACCTACATTAACGTAGTCGAAGATGCTCGTATCGAAAGAAAAATCCGTGAATCGTATCCTGGTCTAATTCGTACATTTAAGAGTGGATATAAGGATCTATACGCTTCTGGTCTATTTGGTGAAAACCATGACTTCGATACTCTAAAGCTCATCGATAAAATCAACCTCAAGTCTAAGCTAGTAGACTTGATTGATGTTCCATTTAATGACGAAGAGCTTGAGCTATATTACGAAACACTCAATACTCAAACGTTCTCAGATGTTTGTGTAGTCGTAAAGAAAATCCTTGCTTACCAGAAAGATCTTGATGAGAGCGAAGAAGAAGATAGTAACAACATACAGTCATTGCCTACCGATGAGGGTGATGATGGCGATACTGGTCACGATGACCAAGAAGCGAGTGATTCAGAAGACGAATCAGAATCTGATTCAGATGATACTGATCTAGATGACGAATCTGATGCACAAGAAGATGAAAATGATGAATCAGCTCCGACTGAATTTGATTTAACTGATGATGAATCGGATTCACAATCAACTGTTTCAATTTCTCCTAAAGCTCCAGAACATAATCCAATTGATGAAGAGATATCTGAGACTGATGAATTATTTCGATTAAACGAAGATAAACTCTTAGATGTTGACGAGTTTGGTGATCAGACTTTATTCATTACTGATTACAACAAAAACGAACTTGATCAAATTGTAATACCATACGCTAGGCTTGCAGAGTCAAGAGCCAAAAAGGTTGCTCGATCAGATAATCGATGGAAAACACTAGAAGACTATTACGAAATTAGATCTAAGTGTAAGACCTACTTGAAAGACGTAAAGAAATCTGTACAGCCAGCAGTCAAAGAGTTTGAAATGAAGAAAGCTGCATATCAGTGGCAGCGAGCTTCCTCGGCAAAAACTGGTTCTATCAATGTCGATAAGCTATATTCTTATAAGTATGAAGACGATATCTTCGCTCGAGTAACTCAGATGGCTGATGCTAAGAATCATGGTTTAATGCTTCTGATTGATTACTCTGGTTCTATGTATGATATCATAGGTAACGTTGTTCAACAAACATTGCACATGGTATCATTCTGTAAAGCAGTCAATATCCCATTTAGTGTTTATTGTTTTACAACTGGGTATGATAATGTAACTGTCCGTGACAACGCAATGTATGCAGATGATATTAAGATGTGTGAGCTCGTTAGTTCTGATTTAAACAAAAAGGATTACGAAGAAGCAATGTATCAATTATCTCTAAGGTGTTACAGCGCAGGGTTGGTCGATACTGAAAACAAAAATATAGGTCTGAGAGCACACAATTTCAATTACAGAGACTATACTTCAAGATATGAAGAGTTCGGTTCGACTCCGTTGAATCAGGCTTTGTTAGTCGCGAATCAGCTAGTAAAGAAATTCGTCAATAAACATAGTGTTCAAAAAATGAATTTCGTTACGATAACTGATGGTGATGCTAATCGTATACAGACTTACCGATACGGAAACGAGTCAAACGCAATGCCTATCAACACTGGATCATACAGAAAATCACCAACTATCAAGCTTCAAGTTGGTAACAAGATTATTGATTCTGGCCTGGGTAGAGAACTTACCACTGCCTTACTTGATAATCTGCGTAAAACATACAACGCAAACACTATGGGATTCTTTATTGCTGAAAGATCTGCTGAGTTTAACTATCGTTGTCATAGTGCTGTATTATCAAAGGCCACTAGTCGAGAGTTTGTCGGCCCAACGACAACCCGAAAGCTGGTGACTAAGGAATACAACAAAAACAAATGTGTTGAGTTTAAAGATGTCTTTGGCTACGATACGTACTACATGGTTAAGGGCGGCAAGGGAGCGCTGAATACAGAATCGGATGAGTTTAATCCATCGACTACTAAGTCTATTGGTAACGACTTTAAGAAGTTCTCCAAGTCAAAGAAAACAAACAAAGTGTTAATGCAGAAAATAGGAGCGGCAGTCGCATAATGAATGAACCTACTATAATAGATTGGATAAAAGAAGACTTCGCAAGTGATCCTAAACGATTCATTATCGAAGTCATTGCATGGATTCTAAGCATTGGTTGCAGCATCACTATGGCTATCACTGTTCCTAATCCACCATTGGTGATGCTGTATCCAGTATGGATCACCGGTTGTGTGCTCTACGCATGGGCAGCTTGGTCACGTCGATCAACAGGAATGCTAGCCAACTATATGTTAATGGCAACGATTGATTTGATTGGGTTATATAGAATGGTTTTCTAATAACAAAACAATCTAAATAAAATGAAAATAATTGTGTACAACCACAGTTACCTATGGTATAATGGCTATATAAATTAATGAAACAGGACTTATATTATGAAAATCTCCACCCTGACAATCCTGAAAACTCTGGCTAATAATTATCCAGATACGACAGTCTTTCGTAAGAATATTATCGAGTCTACGGCTCGTGATCTCGGCTACACTGGAAAGGACTTCGTTCCTCTTCTCACCCCAGAAGCTCGAGTTCATAAAGGAACATATGATTTAGCTTCAATTATCCCTAAACCAGAACCTGTTGTTGAAGCTTCACAACCAAATGCTGTAATGGGAATGGTTGCTTCGGTTACAAACTCTGAGAAAACTTTTGTTGATGTGGATCCTACGTTTGTTCCATGGGGCTCTTTTAAAGACATCACTCAGATCGTCAAATCTCAAATGTTCTTCCCTGTTTATATTTCAGGTCTATCCGGTAACGGTAAAACCTTCATGGTAGAACAAGCTTGCGCTAAGCTAAAACGAGAAGTTATTCGTGTTCAAATCAATCCTGAAACGGATGAAGATGATTTGATTGGTGGCTTCCGCCTCGTAAATGGCGAAACAGTTTTTGCTAAAGGTCCGGTTCTAAAAGCAATGGAGTCTGGCGCGATTCTTCTTCTTGATGAAATCGATCGTGCTACAAATAAGATCATGTGTCTTCAGGGTATTCTTGAAGGTAAGCCGGTTCTAGTAAAGAAGACTGGTGATATCGTCAAACCTGCTGATGGGTTTAATGTAATCGCAACAGCTAATACAAAAGGTAAAGGTTCAGAAGATGGACGATTTACTGCGGCTTCTATCATTGATGATGCTTTCCTTGAGCGTTTCAATATCTCTATTGATCAGAAGTTTCCTTCTAAAAGCATCGAAGAAAAGATCTTAGTTAAACACCTCAATAAGTTTAAAGGTGAATCTAGTTCTACTGATGCGGAGTTTATTGATAAGCTAGTCAACTGGGCTGATATCATTCGTAAAACTTTCTATGATGATGGTATCGATGAGGTTGTTTCAACTCGACGCTTATGTCACATCATTCAAACTTTCACTCTCTTTAAAGATAAGATGAAAGCAATTAATTTATGTATCTCACGTTTTGATGATGATACGAAAGAAGCATTCCTAGATCTCTACACTAAAGTCGATTCTGGAGTCGAAATGTTTAATACTGAGGAAGAATTATAATGCAATACAAGTTTAATGAAGGTGCTCTCATCACAGAGTTTAAGAAGTACATTGACTCTACATATGAGGGTCACTATTGCCAAGGAGGATTCCAATCCTCTGAGGTGATTGTCGATCGAGGTCATGGTCTAGGGTTTTTCCTAGGCAATGTTGATAAGTATAATGCTCGATACGGTCAGAAAGGTGGTCCTAGCGATCATCGAAAAGACTTAATGAAGGTATTGCATTATGCTTTACTTGCGTTAAATGAACACGATAGAGTAAATAAGTAGTGTACATTTTTATGAAACTGTGTTATAATATAATATCTAAAACAGGAGAAACAGTATGACAGTAAGTATTTCAAATGATACTCTATCTGTGCTCAGGAACTTTTCCAGCATTAATCCCAATGTTGTGCTAAAGCCTGGTCAGGAAGTCAAGACAATCTCAGAAGCAAAGAACATTCTTGCTATTGCTGACATTGACGAAAACTTCCCTACAGAAATGGGTATCTATGATCTTAATGAATTTTTATCAGTAGTGAATCTAGTTGATAATCCACAACTCAACTTTGGTGATAATCATGTCGATATCGCCGGTGGTAACTCAAAGGTCAAGTATTTCTTTTCCGATTCGAGTATTCTAACCACACCACAAAAGGACATTACGATGCCCGATTGTGAAGTTGAAGTATCATTTACCGATGATACATTGTCTCAAATTCGTAAGGCTGCATCAGCTTTAGGGCATTCGGAAATGTCTATCTCAGCTACTGATGATGGTGTAAATATTAAGGTATTTGACTCAAAGGACAGCTCAGCGAATATATATAATATACAGCTTGCAAATGATGCTGGTTACAAAGAAGGTCAGTTCGATTTCGTAATCAATATCAATAATTTGAAGCTGTTGGATGGAGACTACATTGTTAAAATCTCATCTAAACTTATTTCCGAATGGAAAAACACAACCAAGCCTGTAAGATATTACATCGCATTGGAAAAAAATAGTAACTATAATAACTCTCAATAGGAGAACAACATGTCAGAAGAAGTAAACACAACAGAAGCCCCAACTGAAGCCGCACCGGTTCAATTATCGCTTGCTGATCTAGCCGCCGTAGTACAAATTATCGATATTACTACAAAGCGTGGTGCCTATGAAGGTGCTGAACTTGAAAGCGTTGGTGGAGTACGTAATCGTTTCCAAGCATTCGTAGCAGCTCAAACAGAAAGTGAAAGTGAAGAAGGCGCTACTGCCGAAGACGAAGCAGGTGATCCTGTTGAAGTCGAAGAAGTCGAAGCTTAAAACTACGGGGGTGTAAAAACCCCCAACATTATTTTATTATGAAGGATATATTATGGATCGCAACTCAAATGCACGTTTGATTGAAGCACTCAAAAAAGGTACAGTGACTGTAACCTTTCAAAAAATTGACTCAGATGAAATTCGGGTCATGCCTTGTACTCTCAACCCAACCCTTTTAGAAGCAAATGGTATTACATCTACCGTTGATGCTATCAGCCCCGACTCTGAACATTTGGCCGTATGGTCACTTGATAAAGATGCTTGGCGATCGTTTCGTGTTTCAACGGTTATTGGTTGGGAGGTACTTTGATGTCTAATGAATTTCTCTGGGTAGAAAAGTATCGACCACAACGAATTAGTGACATAGTCTTACCTCGTACTATTAAAAAAACTTTTGAAGATATTGTTAAAGGAGGTGACCTACACAATATGCTTCTCACCGGTACAGCCGGTCTTGGTAAGACTACTGTCGCTAAGGCGTTATGCAAAGAACTCGATCTCGATTATATTCTAATCAATGGATCGGAAGAAGGCAATATCGATACACTACGCGGCAAGATTAAGAAATTCGCTTCGACAGTTTCTCTTCAAGGTGGCTACAAAGTAGTCATCTTGGATGAGGCTGATTATCTTAATGCGCAATCAACACAGCCAGCACTTCGTGGATTCATTGAAGAGTTCTCATCGAACTGCCGGTTTATTCTAACTTGTAACTTCAAGAATCGTATTATTGAACCATTACATTCTCGTTGTACACCAATCGAATTCAATATTGCTAAGAAAGATCATCCTGCATTGATGGCTTCCTTTATGGAAAGATGCGGTATGATTCTTCAAGCTGAAGGTATTCAATACGATAAGGCAGTTATTGCTGAGATCATTATGAAATACTGTCCTGATTGGCGTCGTGTTCTTAATGAACTACAGCGTTATTCAGCATCAGGTGTAATTGATTCAGGCATCTTAGTTTCTATATCAGAAGTAAACATTGAAACTCTTATGAAGTCTCTCAAAGGAAAGAACTTCAAAGGTATGCGTCAATGGGTTGTTGATAATATCGATGTAGAACCTGCTGCTCTCTTTCGTCAAATATACGATCACATGGGTGACTATATCGATCCTCAATCGATACCCCAAGTTGTTCTTATACTTGCAGACTATCAATATAAGAATGCATTCGTAGCAGATCATGAACTCAATGTAGTAGCTTGTCTTACTGAGATCATGGCAGGGTGTCAATTTAAATGAACCCATTCGAATATATAAATGCAATCAACACAACCAAGAAAGATATCATGGTTGATGACATTGCTGAATCTAAATACGCACCGTTTATGGTTAATAGAAGCTTATCGTATTTCCCAGACACGGTGTTGTATGCTAACGAAATGAATATTAACCACCACATTGACCATCGCCTTCAATTCGATTTCTTTATAAATATAGTTAAGAAAAAGAAAAGATTCTCTAAATGGCTTAAACCTGAAGAGATTACTGATTTGAATGTAGTAAAAGAATATTATGGTTATAGCAATGAAAAGGCTAAATCCGTATTATCCTTATTTACTGATGAACAATTAACTGAATTGAGAAAAAGGATGTGCAAAGGTGGAAAACAATAATCAAATACAATCGTGGACTCCGGCTGACATGCTGGAAGTTATACTCAACGAACCAGATGATTTTTTAAAGATTAAAGAAACATTGACTCGTATTGGAGTAGCATCGCGCAAAGACAACAAACTATATCAGAGCTGTCATATCTTGCATAAGCAGGGTAGATACTTTATAGTGCACTTTAAAGAGTTGTTCTTACTAGACGGTAAGCCATCTAACTTGATCGAAAACGATATTGAACGACGTAACACCATTACTACGCTATTAAGTGATTGGGGTTTAGTTGAAATCGTTAATTCAGAGCAAGCATCTAGTAAAGCGCCACTACGTCAAATTAAAGTTATTCCTCATAAAGATAAATCTCTATGGGAACTATGTACAAAATATAATATCGGTAATTCAAACTAACGTTATTCTTTGTATAAATACCAATGGACCGCCGGATAACCGGGGTTCTATTACTAACCTTGCTAAAAAAATAGGAGGTCAAAATGACTAATGCAAGACTACACGTACCACGTTCACTTTTTCTCGGATTCGAGGGTTTATTCGATGATTTAGAAAGAATTCATTCAAACGCACGTAGTGGAGATAATTATCCGCCCCACAACGTTGTTAAAGTTGATGATGAAAATTTCTTGATCGAGCTAGCAGTTGCCGGCTTTACTGAAGACGATTTAAACGTCGAAGTTAAAGAAGGTATACTAAAGATTGCCGGAGAAATAAAAGATCAAGGGAATAATGAATACGTTCATAAAGGCATTTCGTCTCGCAGGTTTGAGAAATCATTTAGAATTTCTGAATTTGTAGTAATCGACGATGCAGATCTAAGGAATGGCATACTTGTGGTGAAAGCCAGAGTTGAATTTCCGGAAGAGAAGCGTCCTAGGAAGATCAATATCGGATCTGCTGGGACCTCAACCGAAAAAACCTTTATCCAAGATTGATTCGGGAGAATACTGGTAGAACTAACCAATCTACTGGAGAATATCATGAAAAAATATTTAAACCAAGATTCGATTAATTCTGCTCGTGAGAAGTGTAAAGTATGTGCACAGATCGCGAAGCTTACTGGCGCTTTAGCACTACCATTTGTTGTTATTTGGCTAGCTGCGCTTTAAGTTAAGTTTTAATCGTAACACCTCGATGGGCAGCTTCGGCTGCCCATCACCAATAAAATAACTGTGTACATTCGTACTATATTATGTTATAATATACTTCTATTATGAAAAGGTGATCACTCTGAAATTCTATACTAATGTAACACGCTACGGCAATCAACTCCTCGTTCGTGGCTATGATGGCAACAAACGATTCTCTGATAAAATCAAATATCAACCAACTCTATTTGTTTCAACGAATAAACCAACTGAATGGCGATCGCTATGTGGCAAACCAGTTGCTCCGGTTGTTCATGATTCTATGCGTGATGCCAAGGATTGGATTCAAATGAACAAAGATGTTGTTGGTAGGAATATCTTTGGTAACGATCGTCATATCTCTACATACATTAATGATGCGTATCCAGGTCAAATCGACTTTGATCGTAACAAGATTAATGTAACAACTATTGATATTGAGGTTGAATCTGATGATGGCTTCCCAGAGCCAGAACTTGCTGATAAGGCTATAATATCAATCACAACTAAGAACAACATTGATGATACTTATTATGTGTGGGCTCTAGGTCATTATGATGTAGATAAGACACTTATGAAAGACAAGCCTGTTATCTACAAACAGTTCATTAATGAAGCTCATCTTCTTATGGATTTTACCGACTTCTGGCGTGGCGAAAACTGTCCTGATATTGTAACAGGCTGGAACTGCAGATTCTTTGATATTCCATATCTTGTCAACCGCACAGGTAAAGTCCTTGATGGTGAATTCGTTAAGCGTTATTCTCCATGGGGTATGGTTGAAGAACGTGATGTCACTATCATGGGCCGTACTCAGCAATCTTACGAACTTAAAGGTATATCCATTATCGATTACCTTGAACTCTTTAAGAAGTTTGGTTACTCCTACGGTGCACAAGAATCATACAAGCTTGATCATATTGCTCACGTAGTTCTTGGCGAAAAGAAGCTATCATACGAAGAACATGGAAACTTGCATACTCTCTATCTAAAGGATTACCAGAAGTTCATTGATTATAACATCAAAGATGTAGAGTTGGTTGATCGATTCGAAGACAAGATGGGTCTTATTACTCTATGTCTCACAATGGCATACAAAGGTGGCGTTAACTACAACGATACTTTTGGTACAACTGCTATATGGGATTCAATCATTTATCGTGAATTGTTTCAAAAGAAAGTTGCCGTTCCATTCAGTGACGTTAAATTCAAATCACCATATCCTGGTGGCTATGTTAAAGATCCTCAAGTAGGTCTTCATAAGTGGGTTGTGAGCTTCGATTTGAATTCGCTATATCCTTCTCTTATTATGCAGTACAATATGTCACCCGAAACGATTATCGAAGGTGAGCAATACAGTGTTAATATCCAATCATTGCTCGATAAGAAGACTACATTCGAAGGTACCGGCAAATCGATTGGTGGCAATGGTCAAGTCTTTCGAACCGATAAGAAAGGCATCTTGCCAGACATTATCGATGGTATGTATACTGAACGTGTTGGCATCAAACGTCAAATGTTGGATGCTCAGCAAGCACTACAGAATGCTGATAAAGATGATAAACAAACGATATACAGTATCGAACGTGATATTGCTATTGCCGAAAACAGACAGATGGCTATTAAGATTCTTCTAAACTCTCTTTATGGTGCACTCGGTAATAAGTACTTCCGATTCTTTGATCAACGTATTGCTGAAGCTATTACACTATCTGGTCAGTTATCGATCAAGTGGGCTGAGGTTGCTATTAATGATTACCTCAACAAAGTACTCAAATCAGATAAAGATTATGTCATTGCGATCGATACCGATTCACTCTATGTAAACCTTGATCCATTGGTAGAAGCAGTCAAACCAGCTAATCCTGTAGACTTTCTTGATACTGTTGCACAAAAGAAACTCGAACCAGCTCTTACTGAAGCTTATGCTAACCTATTCAATATGATGGGTGGCATCGAAAACAAAATGGTTATGGGTCGTGAAGTTATTGCAGACACAGGTATATGGACTGCTAAGAAACGTTATATCCTCAATGTGCATGACAACGAAGGTGTACGCTATGCAGAACCTAAGCTAAAAATCATGGGCATTGAAGCTATCAAATCTTCCACCCCCATGCCATGTCGTGATGCTCTTAAATCTATTTTCAAGGTAATCATCGACGGTAGTGAAACAAAGACGCAGGCTGCAATTAAGGATTTTAAAGATTACTTTGTAACACTACCTGCGCATGATATTGCATTCCCACGTGGTGTGTCAAAGGTTAAAGAATACAAAGACAACAACACAATCTACAAGAAAGGTACTCCAATTCACGTTCGTGGTAGCTTGCTCTATAACAAACGCGTTCAGGATCTATCTCTTACGAAGAAGTATTCACCAATCAAGAATGGTGATAAGGTTAAGTTCATCTATCTTCGTAAGCCAAATGTCATTAAGGAGAACGTTATATCGTTCCCTGATTATCTACCAGCTGAATTTGTAATCGATAAATACATTGACTATGACTTACAGTTCCAGAAAACATTCCTTGATCCAATCGAACCAATCCTTGGTGCAATCGGTTGGTCTTCCGAAGAAAAGGCTTCTCTTGAAGACTTTTTTGGATAAAAGGGTTTACATTTACTTAAAACTATGTTATAATATAAAATCTTATTACGGAGAAAACTATGAAAACTGTACAACTACTTAAACTAACCACTGGCGAAGAGATCCTCGGTCGTGTATCTTACGCAGATGGTCTATATAATATTACTATGCCAGTGAATATTGTGCAAGACGACAGCAATATGGGGTTTGAACCATTTATGCCTTATGCTGAAACTGAATCATTTGATTTTAGTGAAGCACATATCGTTCTTGCATGTGATCCTACACCAACATTAGCTGATTATTATCTTAAAGCTACTACTGTAGAACAAGCTTCAATGATTGATACATCGGCTGCTCCATCTCAACAAGGGATTATCGTATAATGAGTAATGATTGGGTAAAAGATATTCACGAGATGCAAACTAAATATGGCACTCGTGATTGGGTTAATGCTAACCTTGCGCATGACAAGCTGAGAGCATTCTTAGATTTCCGCATGGATTTTATTGAAGAAGAGTTTGAAGAAACTATTAAAGCTGTTGCAATTGATAATGATCCTGAAGAAATCGTTGATGGCCTTATTGATTTGTGTGTTGTTGCAATCGGTACTCTTGATGCATTCGGTATCGATCCTTATGCAGCATGGGACGCTGTGCATAAAGCAAACATGTCAAAGGAAGTTGGTGTAAAACCTTCACGCCCTAATCCTCTTGGTGTTCCAGATTTAATTAAACCAGAAGGTTGGACTGCACCAAGTCACCAAGGCAATCATGGATTATTCCCAGCCGCGGTTGCTGTTACAGCGCCAATAAAAGATAAAACTAATTTGAAGTCTTAAATATGACAATAGCACTGACAATATTTGATAGCATATATGATAACAGCACATCTAAAAGAGTTGATTATAATGACTTTGATCAATTTGAACAGATACTATATAAGTTAGCAAATGAAAAACATTTTAAGCAGAAGAAAGATGCCCCTCTGATCTCTCCTGCGACTTACGTTGAAAACTCTAAAAGAGCAAATGCTAACGTGGTCGCATGGGGAGGTTTTGGCATTGTCGATGTTGATGATTACGTTGGTGATATTGAAGACATTCATAAGCAATACGAAAAGTATCGGTATGTTTGCTATTCAACAGCAAGCTCTACCAAAGAAAATCCAAAGTTTCGTTTAGTATTCCCATTGACTAAGTGGGTTAATAACGAACAGATTAAGCATTTTTGGTATGCTTTAAATAAAGAGATTGGTGATATCGCTGATGCTCAAACCAAAGATTTATCTCGTATGTACTATATTCCAGGAACGTATCTAAACGCATATAACTTTATCTTCTCTCATGATGGTAAGGTTATGGATCCAGATGAGTTAATGGAAAAGCATCGTTATATCTCTACAAATGATTCATTCTTCGATAGATTGCCAGAAGCAATTCGTGATGGTCTAATCCAACATCGAAAGAGTCAATTAAATAATACAGACTTTAGTTGGTCTAGTTATCGTGATTGTCCTTTCGTGAATAAGCGCCAGGTTGAAGAATATAAGCAATTGAGTGGAACCGGTTGGTACTATAAAATGTATCAAATCATGATCTCTATTGCTAGCAACGCAATGAAAAGAGGTTATCCAATCACCGCTCAAGAGATTGCATATATATGTCGTGATCTTGATAATGATACAGGTGGTTGGTATGGTAAACGCGATCTAACGAAAGAAGCAGATCGTGCAATTGAATATATTTTTAGGAGTAATATCTAATGAAAGAAACAAGTAAAAGATTAATTGATAGTTTGTGCCTATCTTTTGTCACATCGTATTGTCTAGTATCATTTGTAGAGAACATCGAATGGGTTGATGTCTTATTGGCAATTGGTATGGGTATATTCACCTATGCCGCGTTTATGTTCTTTATGGCAGCTGATATAGAACGAAGATGGCGCCGTAAGCGTAGCGATGCTGGAACTCATGATTATTATGGTAACAAGATCGAAGAAGAAGATGGAAAAGAATAAATTAGAAAAGTTGTTTGACCGTCTTCGAGAAGAAGGTTGGTTTTGTGGTTGGGCTGAGATGTGTTGCACAAATTGTGCTTGGATGTCTTTACCTGATGAACACGATATTGGTCCATTTAAAGGTCAAGGGATTGATCTTTCTAAGTGCTTATTCAACCATGAGCAAGACTGTGAAAACTGGGATGATGAAGAATTAGACGAAGAATCGGAAGATGCTGAACTTGAGTATGATCATATTAGCACATTGAGTTCTGATCAGATGTCTAGCAGTTGCTTCTGCTTTGATAGTCGTAAAGAAGGTGTAAAGAATCTAAAAGCTATTCTACCAATTATAGAAGAGATGGGTTGCGTATATCATTGGAATGGTACAAGCGATCAACGAATTGAAATAGACTGGAGCGATAATGACGCGTAACAAATATTGGAGACTATGGGCAAAATCACTAGGTGAAAAGGTTGGCACTACTGACCGTGAAGCTGATCAGGTGGCTATGATAAGAAGTATTGTAGTCCTTGTCAATTTCATTACATGCTTCTTCATTATTGCAGGGAATATTCATCAATGGTAAATTTTGGTAGAGTGTTATTACTTTCGTTTCTCGCAACAACAATTGATAACACTGATGATAACTACGGAGTAAGAACATCGATGAGAAGATTTAAAGAATGTAGAGAGGTTACACATGTCTAGATCGCATTTTAAGGGTAAGTACATTCCAAAGAATGTCAACAAGTATACCGGCAATGCTAAACAAATAATCTATCGTAGTAGTTGGGAAAGGCTATTCATGGTCTATTGTGATAAGAAACAAGAAATCAAGAATTGGTCAAGCGAAGAGATTAAGATTCCATATATGTTTGAAGGTAAACATCGAACATACTATCCTGACTTCTGGGTAGACATGATGGATAAAGACGGTATGCGAGTCCAAAAGATCGTCGAGATCAAGCCACACTATCAGCGAACAATGAAGGTTAACAAAGCAAAGTGGAGTGCTGCTACAAAGTATGCACAAGATAATCATATGGAAT